TATATCAGACATGAACATATCCGATATGAGTGCAAATGCACCTGTTGGAACCACTCTTGCGCTATTAGAGCGTACTCTCAAGCCTATGGCTGCGGTGCAATCCCGTGTCCATTACGCGATGAAACAGGAATTTAAACTCCTACGTAAGATCATTGCTGAGTATGCGCCGATAGACTATATGTATGTGCCTGACCGTGGCGAGCCTAGAGCTAGACAAGCCGACTATGCCACGGTGGAAGTAATTCCCGTCAGTGATCCTAATAGCAGTACGATGGCACAGCGCGTTGTGCAGTATCAGACTGTTATGCAAATGGCGCAGGCCGCCCCCCAAATCTACGACTTACCTCAGCTTCATCGCCAGATGATTGAGGTCTTAGGTATTCGTAACGCAGACAAACTTGTTCCTACTACGGATGATATGAAGCCAGCCGATCCGGTTAGTGAGAATATGAACGTCCTAGTGGGTAAGCCTATAAAAGCCTTTATAAATCAAGACCATGCGGCACATATTGCTACTCACGAAGCGTTTATGCAAGACCCGCAGATGGCTGCATTTATAGGTCAGAACCCAGCAGCACAACAAATCATGGGCGCTCTCACCGCGCACATAGCTGAACACGTAGGGTTTGATTATCGCAACCAGATGGCGGCGAAGTTAGGAGTGCCCCTACCTGCACCGAATGAAGAGCTACCTGAAGAGTTTGAAGCACAACTCGCTCCACTATTGGCTGAAGCAGGGCAGCAACTCACACAAGAGAAGCAGGCCCAAGCAGCTCAAGCGGCAGCGCAGCAGAAGCAGGAAGACCCGATCATCCAAATGCAGCAGCAGGAGCTACAGCTTAAGCAAGGTGAACTCCAACGCAAGGCCGCTAAAGATGCGATGGATGGGGCACTCGACCAAGAGCGCCTTAGCCTCGACAAGCAGAAAGCTACAACTACCGCGTCTCTTGAAGCAAGCCGCATAGCCTCGCAGAACGACCAAGCGCAGGCGAAGAACGATTTAGGCGAAGCCAAGGCAATGATGGACGCTGCAAAAATACGGATAGAGAACGAGCGTACCGCAGCAGAAGCACAACGGGACAGAGATGAAGCTGCCCGCAATAACCGAGAGGATAGATAATATGGAAGGTGTTAATCATTTCAAAAAAAACGGGACTTTGTTTAAAGGCAATACACACAAGATGCCTGATGGCTCTTTGCACAGCGGAAAAACTCATACTAAAAGTAGTGTGAAGCTATTCCACTTAAATGACTTGTCAGCTACGGCAAAAAAAAGAGCTAAATAAGTGGAGCAAATAATAAAAGACATGCTTCTTGCGGATGGGTTTGAGCAGGCATTTATTGGCGTTGGCGAGCGTTGTGGGCAGCCTGACTTGGCGGTCTACGATAGAGGTAAGTGCTTAGAGATACTACAGGCAGACCAAAACATGAGCTACGAAGAAGCGGAAGAGTTCTTTGAGTTTAACGTATTGGGTGCGTGGGTCGGAGAACAAACTCCCATGTTTGTAGACCGTGAAGGAGTAACTACGTAATGGCTACAACCGTCTTTGACGTGCTGAATTTAAAACTTACAGAGCTTAAAGGCTCTAGCGAAGAATTCTTAACCTCGGGTGGTCCTAAAGACTTTGCCGAGTATAAGGAGGTGTGCGGTGTGATTCGAGGTCTAAACGCTGCATTAAGAGAAGTAGGCGACCTTTCGCGTAACTACATGGAAGACGACAATGAATGAAACAGTAACAGTAAGTGGGGTTAGCGCTGAGGCGGCGACTTCGACTATGACTGCTTTAGAAGAAAGACGTAACGAACGGATAGCTAAAGAGGACGCACAGGATGAAATAGCGGAAGCTCAGATTCCACGCCCTGTAGGCTATCGAGTGCTAGTCGCACTACCCAACGTAGAGGAAACTTTTGAAGGCAGCGGCCTTCTTAAAGCACAAACTACGCGTCGAGAGGAGCAAGTGCTCTCTAATGTAGGAACCGTACTTGATATGGGCGACCAAGCGTATGCAGACAAAGAGCGTTTTCCTAATGGTCCGTGGTGTGCAGTAGGGGACTACGTGATGTTTAGGGCAAACACCGGCACTAGAATCAAGTTAGGTAGGCAAGAATATCGTCTAATGAATGACGATTCCATCGAAGCTGTCGTCGCTGATCCGCGTGCTATCACGCGTGCTTAAGGAGTAAGGTATGGCTATGCAACAAGTAGAGTATGAGTTCCCTGACTCAGATTCCAAGTCTACTGCGATAACGGTAGACCTAGAAGAAAAAGAGGATAATGGCCTTGAAGTAGAAGGGGCTATAGGTCGAGAAGACATGAAGGTTCCGGCTAAGGAATCCAAGTCGGAAGAGTTAGAGATAGAGATAGAGGACGATACGCCCGAAGCAGATCGAGGACGCAAACCTTCTAAACCTCCAGAAGAAGTAACCGATGACGAGTTGGAAAACTATTCTGACAAAGTTAAGGGGCGTATTAAGCACCTTAGTAAAGGCTATCACGATGAGCGTAGAGCGAAAGAAACTGCTTTGCGTGAGCGCGAAGAGCTAGAAAATTACGCTAGAAACCTTATGTCCGAGAACAACAAACTCAAGGGCACGGTAGATACCAACCATAACACTCTTATTCAATCTGCTAAAAAGCAGGTCGAAGGCGAGGTAGCTATGGCTAAAGGGCGGTATAAAACAGCCTACGAATCGGGCGAAACAGATGCAATTCTGGAAGCCCAAACGGAGCTGAATACTGCTCAGATACGTATGGAAAAAGTTAACGGGTTAAGGCCTAAAAAAGTTGAGGCTTTACAACCCCAGACAACTCCTGTACAACCGCAGGTAGAGACACCGCCTGCGAGAGTGCAGCGCGATGAGAAAGCTGAAAGCTGGAGGGATGAGAATTCTTCTTGGTTCGGTGAAGACGATGAAATGACGGCTTTGGCTTATGGGTTACACCATAAGCTTACGAAAGAAGGGGTTGACCCTACATCAGATACTTACTACGAGAAAATTAACTCTCGTATGCGACAAGTATTTCCCGACCGCTTTGACGACGGGATAGAAGATCAACCAGAAGATATTAAGAAAAAATCTAGTAACGTGGTTGCACCCGCTACGCGGAGCACGTCACCGAAGAAGGTGACACTTAACCAATCACAAGTTGCTATTGCGAAAAGACTTGGTATTTCACTGGAAGACTACGCCAAACAGGCTGCTGAATTAATGAGGAATAAATAATGACCCAAACTAGACTAGACCGAGAGCTAAATACTCGTGATAAAGATGTACGTAAGAAAGCGTGGGTACGGCCAGAAACACTGCCTAACCCTACTCCAGAAGACGGATATGTTTACCACTGGGTACGTATTAGTACTATGGGTCAGGCCGATACCGGCAATGTTTCCTCGAAATTAAGAGAAGGTTGGGAGCCAGTACGTGCAGATGCTCACCCTGAGATACTTCCCGATGAAGTGACCGATGGTCGTTTCAAGGATAATATCATTCAAGGTGGACTGATGTTGTGCAAAGCTCCCACTGAAATGGTGGACGAGCGTAATGCCTATTATAACAATCAGGCAGCTTCGCAAATCCACTCTGTTGACAACAGCCTTATGCGCGAAAACGACCCTCGTATGCCCCTATTTAACGATAGGAAGACGAAGGTGACATTCGGCAAAGGCAATTAACTTTTAGGAGTTTACAATGGCTTATCCAACAGTCAACGCTCCCTACGGCTTTGAGCCAATCAACCGTATAGATGGTATGCCTTATGCAGGTGCCACTCGCCTTATTCCTATTGCGAGCACCTACAATGTAGCTATCTATGCAGGCGATTTAGTCTCAGTCGTGGCGGCGGGTACAATCGAGAAGTTTACAGGCACCACTACTGGTTCTCCTGTAGGCGTTTTTATGGGCGTTCAGTACGTCAATGCACTAAGTCAGTTCACACCGGCTCAATACTACCCCGGCACTAGCGTTACAGAAGCTTTTGCTATTGTAGTAGACGATCCAATGGCAGCCCTTAAAGTTGCTGTTACTACAAATGGAAGTGTTATGTCTTCTGCGGCACAAGCTGCGGTTGGTTCTAACATGTCTATTATACAGGGCGCTGGAGATGCTATTACAGGCAACTCTGGTATATCAGTACTAGCGGGTTCGGAGGCTGGCACAGCCGGTTTACCTATCCGTGTTATAGCTACTGTTGCTGAAACTTCCACTGCTGCTGATACTTTTGTTGAGCTGATCGTTAAGATCAACTTGCATCAGTACACCAACACAACCGGCGTATAGGAGACTAGCAAATGGCTATTTCAAGAGCGCAACTCCTCAAGGAGCTATTACCGGGTCTAAACGCCCTATTTGGTCTCGAATACGCGAAGTATGGTGACGAAGCTGCTGAGATTTTCGAATCTGAGTCTTCTGATCGTTCGTTCGAAGAAGAAGTTAAGTTGTCAGGCTTTAGCGCCGCACCTGTTAAAGGTGAGGGTTCTGCTATCGAGTATGACAATGCACAAGAAGCGTGGACGGCTCGTTATACAAACGAGACTATCGCAATGGGTTTCTCTATTACTGAGGAAGCTATTGAAGATAACCTTTACGGCTCACTTTCTGCACGCTATACAAAGGCTCTTGCCCGCGCTATGGCTTACACTAAGCAAGTTAAAGGTGCCACAATCTTAAACAACGCTTTCGCAGCGGGTACTACATATGGTGACGGACAGACTCTTTGTTCAACTGCTCACCCTCTCGTATCTGGCGGCGTAAACTCTAACCGTCCTACAATCGGCACAGATTTGAATGAGACTTCTTTAGAAGCCGCTATTATTCAGATCGCTGGTTGGACTGACGAGCGTGGTTTGTTAATCGCTTCTCAGCCCACTACTCTTGTTATCCCA